AAACCAAGCCTGCTGATTATTCACTTCCTGGTGGAATGGTTATTGACAACAATGGTAATGTAAGAATCCTTGGTATTCCTGTTGTTCCTCATTCTTTGGTAACTGCTTCAAGGATGTATGTAATGGATACTACCAAGTTTGCCATTGCTCAACAATCTGGTTTGAATGTACGTTCTACTGAGTTTGATCAGGATGACTTCATCAAGAACTTGATTACTTTCCGTTGCGAGGCTCGTTGTGAACTTCTTCAGTTCCAGCCGACTGCTGCCGTATACGGTGCAATCTAAAGTGTTGTTTTTTTAAAGTGTATATTTTGGGGGGCGGTATTCTTATCGCCCCTTTTTTTAACTTTGTACTATGGAAGTAAAAATACTATCTACTAACAATTCAAAAATGCTTGATAGTGCATTGAAAGAGATGCATAGGAACTCATTTAGTGGTGAGGTTGTTTATGCTATTCCACATGAAAACCCAAAGACATCATTCAACCTATCAATGCAGAAAATAATGCAAAGTACAGATGGTGTACTATTGCTCTTTGAAGATGATGTTGAAATAAGGGATTTGAGTCATTTTAAGGAGGCCATTTCTCAGCTACCAAGTGATTGGGAGCTATGCTATCTTGGGGCGAATCTGGTTGACCATATTGAGAAGTATAGTGAGAACCTTTACAAGACATTTGGGGCATGGACTACTCACGCTGTTATGTATAACAACCCAAAGGAATTGTGCAAGGAATATACTGATACAAGCATAATGTTTGATGATTGGTTAAAGACTAATATTCACCCAAGAGGAAATACTTATATAATTAAACCAATGATAGCTTGGCAAAATCCACATCAAAGCGAATTGTGGAATGGTTATGTAGACTACACCAGAATATTTGATGACTCGGCAGCTAAATTGATATAAATGAAAAATTATGTGATTATTGGCGCAATGGATGGCATCAGCCATGACAATATCTTTGATAGACTAAAAGATGAGACTGACTATCAAGCATATTTTATTGAGCCAATACCACACTACTTTAATAAGCTGAAAGAAAACGTAAATCAACTATCAAACGCAAAGGCATCAAACTTTTTTATATCAGACACTGATGGAAGTGTTGAGATGGCTTATGTAAAGCCAGAGTGGATTTCAAAAGACTCAGCATTTTTAGATGGATGCAGTTCACTTGTTGAGAATGGTGAACCATTGAATAGGTACTTAAAAGAATTACCCAAGAGCATAATTGAGACAATCATAATTAGTGCTATAACATTTGACCAATACTGCAATTGGTTTGATATAAAAAATATACATTATTTGCAGATTGATACAGAGGGATGTGATGAGAGGATATTAAATACGATTGATTTAGATAAGTATAAGGTAAAAGAACTTAAATTTGAGAATCACTATATAAGTGATAATTTTTATACTGATTTACTAATAAAATATCCACACTACAAAGGCGAGATAGTTGGTGCGGATATAATACTAAAATTATGAATATAGTTGCTTCTGTGCATCTTTACCCTCCAGAGCATAATTGCGGTGCGGAATGGATGATACACTTTATGCTAAAAGACCTTCAAGCAAAGGGTCACAATGTTAGAGTTCTTTTACATGATGCGAATAAGTACAAGATTAGGGATAATTATGTTTTTGATGGCATTGATGTATTTCCTCCAAATGCAAATGTAATTGAGAATTTAATGAGGTGGTCACACGCTGTGTTTACTCATTTGGATTACACAAGATGGACAATTCATGCAGCAAAGATGTATAAAAAGCCTGTTTTTCATCTGATACACAATAGTCATTTATATCCGGAGATTGTTGATGCAGAGAAAAATCAGCACATAATATACAATTCTTTATGGTTAAAAGAACTTTTGAACTATAATTTTAGTAATTTTATAGTGACTCCGCCAGTAGACTACAATTACTATGACTTAGAGAATGAACCTGAGAAGTCTGAATATATAACTTTAATAAACTTAAACGAGAACAAGGGGGGAAAGATATTTGGCGAGATTGCAAGAGCAATGCCACACAAGTCATTTTTAGGGGTTTTAGGGTCATACGATGAGCAGATAACTTCAAACCTACCAAATGTAACTTATGTGCCTAATTCGCCAGATATAAAGAAATGGTACGCAAAGACAAGGATACTTCTCATGCCATCAAAGTATGAGAGTTGGGGAAGGACAGCAACAGAGGCGATGTGTAGTGGGATTCCGGTAATTTGTACTGATACACCTGGGTTGAAGGAGAATTGTGACAAGGCAGGTGTTTATATTAAAGATAGGAATAATGTCAAAGATTGGGTTGAAGCTATTACAAAGTTGGATGACAAAAAAGCCTATTCATGGGCCTCAAGAAAAGCAAAAGCGAGATCAAGAGAGTTTGACACAAGAAAAACGCTTGATGAGTTTGAGAACTGGTTCAGAGAAAGTGTTAATAAATATAATTAAAGATGACATATATAGACGGCATAACAATATTAGCTGACGCGGTTGTAGAACCCGTTAGTCTTACTGATGCTAAGAATTGGTTGCGTATAACTAATTATGATAGCGATGATGTGCTAATTGGTGACTTGTTAAATGGCGCAAGAGTGCATATTGAGAAGCTAACCGGTTGTTCTTTGGTAAACAAGTCAGTAAGGATAAATGTTGAACTGACTCCACAAAGCCAAGGATTTTGGATGCTTGATGTTCCTTATGGGCCATTGCTTTGTGTTGATGAGGTTAAGATTAAGACGGGAATGAACACCTACGAGGTATTGACAAAAAATAGTGACTTTGAGGTGATAGGTGGTAAAATTTGGATATATACGGCAGGTGTATATGTTATAAAATATCAATGTGGATTTAGCACCATTCCAGAGGACTTGGCTACTGACATACTTACTTTGGTTGCTTGGTCTTATGAGAATAGGGGTAAGAAGTTCCAGGGTGATGCCAAAGCAGGTCAACTTAAGGAGTTTCCTAATTGGGATGGACTTAATTATCATCAATATAAAAAAGTTGTGATATAGTGGCAAAAGCATTATCCATAAATATTCAAGGTTTAAGACAAACAATTTTTGCTTTAGAGCAAAAAGCAGATGCACGTCTTAAAGAAATTGATATGGAGATGGCAGCAGGTGTTGAACAAATGGCAACAACAGCGAAATCAATATTCCCAAGTGGCAACCCATTAATAAAGGGACAAAGAACTGTTTATACAAAAATTAGGGCAACAATTAGGAGTAAAAAGAATTCTCCTTATAATTATAGCCTAATTGCAGGTAGGGCTACCGATCCTATGGCTGCTTATATTGAATTTGGAACTGGGAAATACTTTCCACAGTATCCAGGTAAGGAAGCAGAATGGCAAGCACTTGCAAGTCAATATTATGTAAATGGTCAAGGGTTTATGAGGCCATCACCTTATTTTTACCCAAGTGTTATAAGTGGTTTAGTATCTTTACAGAGCAACATTAAACAAGTATTGAAAAGGGATGAAAGATTGTAGTAATAATATAAGGGTTCAATACCTATCTAAACTAAGTGGTAACATAACTTACGGAGGTAAGAGTGTTCCCGTTTATGGAACCGACTCATTTCAGACGGTTCCACAAAACTATATAATAATTGGTGATATAACAGAAACGGCAGACAATAACAACCAATTATTTATGACAGAGGCAGATGTGGTAATTGATATATTCAGCGAGCAATACATGACAAGAAATAATAGTATTATTGATGATATTGCTGACCAAATCTTAACTTTGTTAATACCTACTACTGGTGTTCAAGATATGGGCGATGGTGAATTTCAGATATATGCCAAAGCAAGGACATCATCACGTTACTTGACTATGCAAGAAGGAAACAATTTTATAAATAGAAAGATATTAATAATCAACAATTCAATAATTCAAAAATAGAATAATATGCCACAGCAAATTTTAGGATCATTGCAGAACGTAGAAATAGATGTAGCCGGTGGCTCATCTTACAAAAATCTCGTGTGTCTGCGTACATCATCAGTTAACACAACTGTTGATTCAACCACCGAGCAAACAAATTGTGGGCCTTTGACATCAGTAGCTGATGCTACAATGAGCATTGACTTTGATGCAGTTTGTGAAGTTGCCCCAACCATTAGTCAAATATCTTACGAAGATTTACTTGCAGCAATGGTTGGCAAAACACTTATTGCAGTAAGAGTACAGAGCCCAGTTGTTAGTGGATCAAGCGCAGGCGCTACCTACTACCATCAGTTCCTTGGATTTATCACTTCACTTACTCTCAATCAATCAACTACTGAATATATTAATTTCTCTGGTACTGTTACTTCTACCGGAATTGTTGATGTTACTCCTTAATTATGAACTACACTACTATCACTATAAACGGAACTAAGATTGGACTGAAATTCGGGATGGCATCTTTTAGATACCTTTCCGATAAGTTCGTAGAAGGCAAGGCTTATACAAATAACGAGTTAAATGAGATTGGGATTGCCCATATTTTATATAGCGGTTATTATAATAATTGTCTTATTAAGGATGCAGAGATTGAGCATAGCTTTGAGTCTTTTGTTGACTTTATAGAAGCAAATCTGAACAACGAAGGTATACTATCCGATATAAAGGATATAATACAAATATGGACTCAGAATGAGTTTCTTAAGCAGAAAGAAGAACCAAAGCAAGAAGCAAAAAAAAAGACTACTCGTGGGAAGAAATAGAAGCATTTGCGTTTGGTGACTTATGCCTTTTGCCGAATGATTTCTATGCAATTAGTCCGAGAGAGTTTTCTTTAATGATAAGAGGAAGTGAATCCCGAAAGGTTGACACTTACAAGCAAACAAGACTTTTGATGTTTACAATGGTGCGGTTAATGGGTGATCCAAAGACCGCACCAAAAACACCAGAAGCATTGTGGCAGTTGCCAGGTGATGAAGAAAGTGGTAACGTGATGAATGATGATGAGATGCGAGAAATATTTAAAAGGTTGGGTAAATGAGTTTAAATATAGAAATAGGTGCAAATGTATCAGAAGCCAACCAAAGGCTTACTAAATTATTTGCTGACATAAAAAAGTCTGTAAATGAAGTAAGTACAACTGTACAAAAAAGTTCTGATACTTTTCAAAAAAGTACAGAAAAAATGACTGAGGCTGCAAACTCATTCGGTAAGTCATCAAGAAATTCATTAACTGCATTATCTCTTACCCTACAAGATTTACCATTTGGTTTTATAGGTATTCAGAATAACCTTCCTGGTATTATACAAGGCTTTGGTCAAATGAGTGCAGAAGCAAAGACTGGTGCTTCTGTGATGACTCAATTAAAGACTGCAATAATGGGGCCAGCAGGTTTATTTCTTGCGTTTAGTGCTGTGACAGCAGCATTAACTGCATTGACAATGAAGTATGGCTCACTTGGTGCTGCATTAGATGCTTTATTTACTAAGCAAACAAAGTTTAATGAAGTAATTGTAAGAGCAGGCGAATCAATTAAAGAATACAATAAAGCAATAATCACTAATAATGAAATTAGTGGACAAGCTGCTTCTTCTCAAAATGGTCAAGCATTAGCTGCTCGTGCATTATTAGCAACTGTTTTGGATTTAACAAAAACAGAAGCAGAAAGAAAAAATGCTCTTGATAGATTAAAAAAACTTGATGAAGAAAGATTTAAAAACTTTGATATTGAGAAAGGTAAAATAGATGGATTAAAACAAGCAGTAGAAGGTTATACAAGAGCATTAATTGCACAATCAGTTGCAAGTAAATTTGTTGATCAAGTTTCAAATACATCTGTTGAATTAGAGAAGCAAAGAAATGCTCTACAAGAGTTATATGATC